ATCGCTACAGAGTGTAGCGACCCGGTTGACTCACAGGCCCGAAGGCGCGTTTGTCGATCTCGGCTGTGACAGCTTCGAGCTTAGCCAACAGCCCCGGAAGGGTATTGGCAATGCTCTCAACTTTCTTGCTGAGACTTTGCTGCTTTTTGATGAGCGCAGCGGTGGGCATCTTCGCAATGCTAGATTCTTGCGCGAGAGGCCGTGCTTTGTCGGCTCTACCCTCGGAGAACTGCGCTGTGAAGGCGCGAGCCGCGGCGAGCATCGGTTTGACGCTCAGCATGCTACGACTTCCTTGTCGTTGTCTTGTTGTTGTATGCGCACGATTTCTGCCGGTCCTCGCGACTCTCTGGTACTCACCATCGAGCCGTCAGGCATCACAATGCACACTTCGCCAAGTCCATGGCACCTCGCTAGTCGCGTGATCTCGCGAGTCACAACTTCCGTGTTGTGAGTGTGGATTGGTTGATGTACGTTGTAGCCCCCACACGCCACAGCGGCGACTGCGCGACGCGCAGCCGCCTCCGGCGTGAGGCCCTCACCTCTAAGATGAGCGAGTATTACTGGGCTTACTACCAACGTTATCACCGGTACCCTCATGGTACAACTCCAGGCGCTCGACGATGCGAAGCGCTTCATCCAATGAATTGACACATATGACTGTAGCCCAACTACCATATCGCCATTCGAAGAACTCGTCAGACTCAAGGCAGATTAGGTACGGAGGCACCTCGCGGTCCCCTCGCCAAATCTTGTCCACGGACACGAGGCCCTTGAACGAAGGAGCGAAGCCATACAATTGTTTCATTTCATCACCTTATGCGAATAGAGCTTCGGCGTTACGAATGTAACGGGTCAGGCCTCCTCGCTTGAGGTGTTCCGACTGCCCTCGCCAGGCGTTGACGACGTCCGGATGAGTGTAGTTACCACCCACCAGAAGCTTCATCGCGCCAGGCCCCAGATTGTATGCGCCATAAATCAACGCCCAATCTGCGGCAGATTCGGACATGGGACTAACGCCCATTTGCCGAGCACAGTACCCAAGGTACCATACACCGATCCGGATGTTGGCTGCTACGTCTGACCGATCGTCGTTCGAGTAAACCATTGGGTCACCAGCGTCCAGGTTGTACTGGGCTACTGGCCAACGGGTCAATTGCATCAACCCTGTCGCTCCCGTCGCGCTCCTCGCGTTGGGATCCCATCTCGACTCGTGATCGATCACGCGCTCGGCGCCTTCGAAGGCGACTCCCTGTCGAGCGCATTCTTGTCGCACCAACACAACCAGCTTTTCGTCTCGGGGTTTAGCCACCGGAAGAGTCAACTTCGGCTGAAGCTTGTCCACCTCGACGATCAGCAGGTTCGCGATGTTGCCGCCGTCCTTGGCAGCAGCAGCGCGAGTTTTCGGACCAATGACGCCATCGACGACGAGATTATAGCCCGAAGCACGCAGCCACTCTTGCAGAGCGCGAGTGGTGTGACGTACCTTGGTGCGACCCTGGGCAGCCATCTTAGGCCAGACCCGGGATCAGCGGACCTTTGCCTTGGCGCTCACGCACGTGACCGAAGTACTCGGCACCGGCGGCAGCGATAGTGGCCCAGGCCAGGATGTGGACGGCACGGTTTTTCTTGCTCACCAGCTCATCTTCTTTGAAGCTGAACGGGGAGGTCAGAAATTCCACGGCCTTCTTGCCAACGGTATCGTTGGTTTCTTTGACCGCGGTGGTGTCATCCTTGGTGTAGACTGCGAACAGACCCATTGTTATACGTCCTTGTGTTGGTGACAAATGTCACAATAGTAAACGCCCTCCACGACAAACGTCATGGGAGCAGAACAACAGCTCGGCTCCTTGCCAAGCTTCTCCTCTAATAGCGGGAAAACCCCACCTTCGAGGAAAGACTCCACCGAATCGAAATCGCCACCTACGTGTTTCAGCGGCAGCTCCGAGAGCGCAGCCATCGCCTTGAGAGCGACACCATCGGGGTCGTTGCGCTTCAGCCACTCTGCAGCAGCTTTGGCGACGAACGGCCACGACGACTTATCAGAGAGGACAGTCTCATACAGACGCTTCGCTGCCTGCACCTTGCCAGTTAAGGCACCGTGCGCCATCTCGGCAACGGAGGTCTTCTCACCCGTCAGAGCTGCTGTCGCGAGCTCGACGCGTGCCAAAAACGAGGTCATCGCTTCGGCAGGAATGCCAGCTTGCCGCGCAACCATGGCGACGGCCGCTTTGGGCGAAATGAGACTGAGCAACATCAGATACGTCCTTTCAGGCGCTTCAGGCGCTGGTACATGGTGAAGTGCTCTTCAGACATCAGAAGAGCGCGGCGCAATGCCAGCAGTTCGTGCAGGCTGCCGACGACGCGAATCGCGACGTCGATATCCTGCATTTCATCTGCCAGCGCGTCCAGTTGGTCGAGCACGTTGCCGCCAACGGAGTCGATCTGCTTGAAGCTGATCTTCTGCGCGTTCGCGGACTGTTCCACCTCGCCAATGGCCTCGCCGAGGAGGTCGTAGATAGCTACGCCCTGGTCGAAAGTTTCCTTGGCAGCCAACATGAACGTGGTCGGGTTGGCTTTGGCGAAGTTGAGGACACCGGAAACCGAGCTCGGCACACCCAGACGGGTGGCCAACAATTTCACAGCACCCGGTGCGGCACGAAGGGCCGCAGCTACTGCTGGGTACATGACAGTTCCTTCTGTTCAGGTAGTTGTGTTGACTTCGCTTACGCTAGGTCCGGCCTGCAAATGTCTCCAGATGCATCGACGCGTCTTCAGTCGCATCCCCCGTGAGGGCGCTTCTTGAACGCGAAGGCCCAGCTCCCTCACGCCTCTCGAGGTGAGGATTGAGCTGTTCAGCTTTCGTGATCACCAGTCACACCATCGCCCGTTATTCTGCACTGCAGCCGTAGCGGAGAACTTAGGAACGCCTCTCGAGGTTCCCGTCAGTTTTGATTTGTTTTTGCGCCCGGTAAGGCGGCGCCCTTGTGAGGACGACTAGAAAAAG